TTCGCACCGGTCCTTCTGGTGGTAATAATTCTTTGTAAGCTAAAGCTTGAAATTGTGTAACTGCTTCTGCAAGTACTGGATGAGTTGCACTTGATGCACCTTGAAATGGTTCTGTTCTTGATTCGTATTTAAATCCTAATAAATCTAATCCTTGAGTATAAGCTTTTTCCCAATCCGCTCTTGAATCTTTGTAAGATTGTGCATCTTGATAAAGTTCAGATCCTAATCTATTTAAAACTGTCTCTTCAATGACTTCAGCAAGGTTTGCATTAAATTCTGTTTCACCTGATAAATCTTTTGTTGGATCAAAATTAATATCCACACTACCATCTTCGTTTTCAGTAACTTCAGTTGGAGATGTTTTTATCTCTTCTGTTTCACTAATAACAAGATCTGTCTCCTGTTCAGGAGTTAAAGGTCTACTTATTGTTGGAATAGGTTTTTCTATTTCTGCCATTTGTTATTTTCTCCGATTTAACTGTTCTAACAGTATTATAACTAATATTCAAGCCTTGCGGGGTAGGTCCACGTAATGGAGGTATTGTTCTTGTTAATCTTTTAATTTTATTCTTCATATTCCCACCAATCAGGAGTTTCAGGATCGGGATATCTATTCATTATATCATCATATGGATTTTCTTCTACAAATTTTCTAGTAGCCGCTCTTTGTTCAACTACTTTTGGATGTATTCTTTTATTTGTTGCAATTTTCTCGACTCTTTCAATATCACTTATTGCATCTTTAACAGACATATTTTCATATTCTAGTTCCCAATCTCCAGGTTCATATGCAGGACGTGGTCTAGTTTCCATCACACTAAATTCTCCAGGATAATTGATAGCTTTACCTGTTTCTAAATCTATATCTGATTTAGGAGGTTTATAATGTAAATCAAATGGAGCATCAAATGCACCTCCATAAACATTTGCTTCAATATGGATAGTACCATTTGGATATTGAGTCATTGTAACTATATCTGGTTCTTTTTTACCTTGAACTGGTACCTCTATTTTTTTAACTGTTCTTATATCTTCAACTCTTGTTGCTTTAGGAGATATATCAATTCCTTCCTTCTCGATTCTAGCCACTAGTGACGGAAACCATTCTGGCATGTCTGCAACTTTTGGTAAAACTTTTGCTGCAACTTTTGTTCCTTTTAAAGCTGCTTTTTCACCTTTCATTAATTTGCCAACAAATGGTGCTGAAGCCGCTCCAGCTAAAAATCCTAAGAATCCTCTTCTAGATATTTTAGGTCCACCACCATCTTTTAATCCAACTCTTCCTCCAGAATTATATTGTTGAAGTTCATTAATATAATCATCGGGGGAAACTACGTTTGGTAATTCAATTTGTTTTTCTTCTTTAGGAAGAAGTTTTTCTCTTGCTAATATAGTTTGAACATCTTTTGGTTCTCTTATAGCAGAAGTAGATTCTTCAACTATATCTCTTAAAGAAGATTTTTTTTGTTCTTCTGATCTTGTAAGAAGTGCTCTTTCAGCGTTTTTATCTACAAAATATTTTGCTGCTTTTAAATAATCTTCTTCATATTTACTTAAGTCTTTAGGAGAATATACGTTTTTTTCTAAATAATCAGAAGATGGTTTAATTTTATTTTCAAGTTTTTTTATTTGTAAATCAATATCTGCAGCACCTCCTGGATTGTTTGCATATCTTGGTCTTAACTGATCTAACATATTAAGTTTTTGTCCATATTCTTCATTTTCAATATAATTTTTTTTAAGCTCTACATATTTTTTAACTGAATTTGGATCTACTCCAGCTTCTTTTGCTAACTTAATAATATCCTCATCTCTTGATCCAACATCAAAACCTAAAAGTGCAGGTACTTGACCAAATATAGATTGTCTTAAAGCTTGTTTATAATCTCCTTCTAAAAGATAAGGTGCAGCAAATGCTGTTTCTACTGCGGCGCCTAATCCAACACCAATTGGTCCAGATCCAATAGAAACTAATTCTGTCAAACCTTTTCCTGTAAATTTAACTCCACTTCCTGCTTTACTTAAAAAATTTTTAAGAAGCATTCCTTCTTCTCCAGATTCTGCAATAGCTCTTCCTGCTACATTTAATTGTGATTTTGTTAAATTACCTTCTTCTAATGCTTTTAAACCTTTATTAAAACAATCTGATCCTTCAGAAAAATTTATTCTTCCTCCAGACGCAAAAGTTGGACATCCAATAGATCCAATCATTTGAACAAGTCTTCTTTTTTCAGAAGTAGGTATTTTAGCTTGAGATTCCATAACTGCTTTTCTATTTAATTCAATTTGAGCTTTTTGTTCTTGTGTTAAATTTTTTAAAGGTGTTTCACCAGCTATTCCTAATGGATCAATTGTTTTTTCAGGACTTGTAATTGGAACAAATCTTTTACCTGTCTTTGGATCCATTGCTTCAAATACTTTATAGCCTTCTGTTTGAGCTGCATAATCCATTCCTTTAACATTTAAATCTTCTATTCTTTGTTTATAATTTTCTGGTTTATTTTTATAAAGTTTTTTTTGTTTTTCTATAATTGATTTTAAAGCTGGATCAACTTTACCTGTTAAAGCTAAGTTTACTTCTTGTGGTGCATATCCAATAGTTTGAGGAGTAACTTTTACATTATATAAATCTCCCATATGAGATTTTTGTGTTTCTTTTGTACCTCTTATTTTTTGTTCATAAGCAGGGTCACTAAATTTTTTTTCTGCATATGCTCTTCTTATACGTTTATCTTTTTCTTGTTCAGATATTTCAGCTTTTGGATAAGATAAGCCTTCAGTGTTTTTTATATATCTATTTATTCTTTCTACACTGTCTTTACTTATTCCAAATTCTTTTGCAAGACCTTTATCAGTTAGTAATTCACCTGATTTAACTTTTTGATTAAATTCAAAACTTTGTGCTGGATATTGATATCTTCCTTTAATTTGTTTTAAATATTTTTCTTCTGTTTCTTTATTTGGCCATTTAACTCCAAGTTTTCCTTCATAAGAAGTAGGTGTTGGTTTATCAACTTCTTTAGCTTTAAACATTTCAGCGGATACAGCTGTTCCTGTTTTACCTGCTTCTAATAATCTACCTTGTGATAATTTTTTATTTCCTAAATAATTATAAATAGTTTTTCTAATGCTTCCTGTTTCTCTACTCATCTCCGCAAGAGAAGGGTTTCTACCTAATTTATTTTTTAATTTAGTATATGCATTTAATATTTTATCTTTAACATCTGCTCTTCCTCCTTCACTTAATCTAGTTCTTTGCCACATTTTTATAAATGCGTTATCTAAAGGTATTGTTGATTGACCAATAGATTTTCTATAATCATTAAAAGCTTTGTGATCGTCTTTAATATTTTGTTCTAAAGTTTTATCAGTGCCAGTTAATTTACTTCCTTCACTAAAGTTAGTTCTATCAGTCTCTAGCTGCTCGATGCTCGCTTCTGGTACAATGTCCGGTTCAGTTCCTGTGTATAACGGGACAATAAAATCTCGTGTCAAGTAACGGGGGTTTGCTTTGAAGTTCATCGCCTTCTGATATTTTTTAATTTCGCTCATTATAATAACCCAGCGATTCCGCCTTCAGCTTGTTCAGTTCTTTTTTTTAAAACTTCTAATTTTTTAATTTCCATAACTTGATCTGTTGGTTCCATTTGTTTAATTCTAGTAGCTTCTTCCATACTTATTCCATAAGTGTTAGATAGATCTTGTGTTTGTTGCATTGCTCTAGGTAAATCTTCTCCTTGTGAAAAAAAATCTACAGTATCATCTCCATAAACAACAAGTCTTTTATTTTCTGGAATACCTTGTGTAAGATTGTTCCAAACATTTTCATTCTTAGCAAGTTCTGGATTTGCTCTTAGTTCTTTTATAAAATTTGGAAATGTTGTTTGTACATATTCATCTGTTGGATTTGCATCAATTGTGCTTTGAATAATTCTTTCTAACACATGTTGTTTTGTAAATGTTCCTTGCCCTGCTTTTGACGGTGTTTCAGCTGTTTTTACTTTTATTGATCTTTCATCAACAATATCTGGTTCAGGATCCATAACAGTTACACCAGTTGGTTCTTCTGCTCGTCTAATTGGTTTTTTAGGAACTGTAACTTCTCCAGTTTTTGGATTAACAGATTCCATAGATTTTTTCCCTTGAGTCTTTTTATTTAATTGATCTATTAATTTATCAATAGAAGACTTAACTCTTTTACCTTTAGCATAACCAATTCTTCCACCGTCTGCTTTTTGCTCAAGATTTTTTTTGTATAAACTATATAATTGATCATTAGGAGTAGAGGTTCCTTGCGGTGAAGCAACTTTAGAAAGTAATTTTCCAATAATACTACTAAATCCACCATCTGTATTTACTGTTGTTGGAGATTGTGCTTCTGATAAATATTTTTGATAACGTTCAAGTAAAGTTAAAGGAATTTCTGGAGTTGATGGTGTTGGTTGTACTGGAGAAACTACTCCTTTTAATCTTGCTATTAAAGGTTTAATAAAACCTCCAATAAAATAATTAGATCTGTTATTAGCGTAACCAATTATTCCACCTTCTGCTTTACCTTCTGGTTCGTCTGTTCCTTTTTTAATTAAGTTTCCAAGTTCATCATATGTCATTGATTCATCTACCGGTTCTAATTTAGGTTCCATTTGATATTTTGATCTTGCAAATTTTGCAGCTTCTTCTTCTGTTCTAAATTGTCCAAGATCATCCGCTAAACTATCAATTTGTTCTAAAGCTCCTTCACCATAAACTTTTCTATAAATATCTATAGGTTCACCAATTCCTTGCATAACTTGATCTTGTAATTCTTTTGGAAGTTTTAACTTACCTGCTTGAATATCTTCTCTCATAATTTGTCTCACCGTTGCTCTAACATATCCAGTTTTTTGTGAGCTTTGCATATACTTATCAAAATCTCCATAATCTTTTATGATATCTCCAATAACAGATTTTGGTTCAGTTATTTCTTTTAAATCTTCTCCTGCTTTTTCTAACTTTTTACCTTGTGCTTCTAATCGACCTGCAACTGTTGTTGGTGGATTTTTTGTACCTTGTTTTTCAATTAATTGTTCTAATCCTTTTCCTTTTATCTCTTCTCCACTTCCAAACTTTACAACATCTGCATCTGGTAATGGTGGAGGTTCTTTAAAGTTTACAAGTCTTCTAACATTTGCAGTGTAAGTTAATAATTCTTGATCGTTCATTTTAGTAATGTCACCCATTCTATCTGCGATAGAATTTTCAATGGTCTGTGCTAAGTCCGGATTTTTTGCAGCGCTACCTTCTACATCAAGTTCAGATCTTGTTGGATCTATTGGTTGTTTACCTTTTGGAAATCTAACTACGTTTGTACGAGTACCAATTGTTCTAGAAACAGCACCTTTGCCAAAAATCTTTTCTAACAATTTTATTAGTTCAACGTATTTTTCCATAGTTAATAATAAGTTTTATTGTTTCTGATTACAGGTTCATCTTTGTAATCCTCAGGATGTTCTACAAAGCCACCTTGTCTAAAACGCATGACTGCTTGTGTCATTGAATCCACTAGATCGTCATGATCACCATAAGGAAATGCAGCACACTCTTCAATAACTTCTTGTGCAAAATCTTTATCTACGGGTGCCCATATCTGACCCGATTCAAATAAAGGTGCAACAGAGTTAACTCTGGTGTGCTTATCATTACCCTTTGATGGGGTATAGTTTATAACAGGGATACCCATTTTACGCAATTCATAAGTTAATGGTAGTCCTGAAGCTTTAGCTTCTATGATTACAGTTTCTGGTTGCCAATACTGATATTGTTGATATGCTATCCTTCGAAGCTCAGGAAATTCAAATCTATCTTTTATAGCATCTAGCAAAATAAGTTGTGGTCCTGAGTCTTCATTATTATAGAAAACTCCCCACGTTGTAATAGCTGAGTAATCGGCTGTTTCTTTTTTTAAGAAGGCAGTATCATAACTTTGTATAACATGTTGAAGAGGGGGTATAAAATCATGTTCCCATTTTTTCCACCATTCTCGTTTTATAATTGCACCTTCTTCTGATGTTGGATTTTGCATCCACTGTGCATTCCACTTCTGTAAACTAATAGATGATTTAACACCTTCTAATTCTTCTAACTTCCAAAACTCTGGCCATACTGGTTTACCACTTGGAAGGATTGCAGGAAATTCTATGAGCTCCCATTTATCTGCCTTCGAGTCTCCCGTCGCTCGTTGCAACGCTCCAGTTAAATCTTTTGTATTCCATCTTGTCATAACCAGAACAATAGCTCCACCAGGCTGAAGTCGCTGACGAGGTCCTGATGTATACCATTCATAAGCACGTTCTAATGCATCTATGTTTAATGCATCTTGCTCAGAGTGTGGGTCATCTATGATAAGCAAATCTGCACCTCGACCTGTAATGGCAGATCCGACACCGGCAGCATAATACTCACCACCTTGTTCTGTTTCCCATTTACCAGCGGCTTGAGAATCCTCTCGAAGACGTGTTGGAAAAATTTCTTTGTACTCAGGACTATCCATTAGTGTCTTAGCTTTACGGCCAAATCGTACAGCAAGTTCTGTAGTGTGAGTTGATTGAATAATTTTTAACTTAGGACGACGTCCTATCATCCAGGCTGGCAGCAAGAAGCTAGCGAACTCAGACTTTGTATGTCTTGGTGGCATATTGATAATTAATCTTTTGATTTTACCATTAGCAATATCATTAAATTTTTCTGCAATTTTTTTATGATGTGATCCTTCTATAAATTCAGGCCAAACACGTTTAACAAAAGACATAAAATCTAATTGTGCTTTTTCTATACCACGTTTTTGTGAAGCTAATGTTCCAGCTTCAATAAATTCTTTTTGAATATCAGGAGGTAATAAATTTAATTTCTCTAAGGTCAGTTTCATAAAAATTTTCCGCAAAATTTTTTAGGATTAATTTTGGAACCTTCAAAGTATTTATAGCTTATTTAAGTCTAAATCAAGCAGTAAAGGGTCAAGTTATGGGACCCTAAATAAAAAAGGGGTATCGACTTATTAGGAATGCGTTAAGAAAGCTAAAGGCTTTGGGACCTCTCTAATGTTTAAAGAGTCAAGACCCAAGCCGCTCGCACCGAGCGGCTCGAGGCTAGCAACTAGACTCAGTCTAGTAGTGTCATGTATTCGTTAGGGAAATGTTTAGAGAACCAGCTCAATCCTTTCTGCATAAGATTATAATCTTCGGTAACTTCTGCACCTTTAATCATATCGTACACAGCGACAGCGAACCAAGGTAGTGATGCAATCGCACCGCTAAACATATTTGGTACATCTATTAGTTTATCTTTTGCGTCAAGGTTTAGATTAACATCAAAGGGTATTCTATACTCTTTGCCTTGCCAGTTTATTACATGTAGTGGTTTAGTCATATTATACCTTTCTATTAGTTATGTTGTTATACTATCATTAACATCTGGTTCACTCAAGAACTTTATAGTTGTACGAGTGTAATTTACTCCTTGCCAATTCTGATGAACTGTTTCAACTATATCTATTGGGCTTTCTTGTGGTTTAGTTTTAAGTCCAACAAAACTAATTAACTGAGTCATATGTACATCCAGCCAATTATTCATACATCGCTCATCGCAAAAGAAATATTCCCAATTCTGTAACCAAGAATGTTTTTCTTGTGTGACATTATCATATCTTGCATTGCGAGTTCGCAGCACCTTAGCGCCTTTCACTCCACGAACTCTTGATTGCGTATCGTATGTATGACACTTTGGTCCCTGACAAATATGTTTAGACATATTAATTATTCTTTCTTTGTTCTTGCATTCTTATCATATCATCTATTGTTGAGGGCAGATTTTTTCTCCACCAAATTAAAAATGAAATTGCTTTTAAAGTCATATTAATTATCCTTTCTTTCAACGATAGTCACATCGCCACTTGCAGTTCTATATCCCTCGTTATCTAAATCATAATAAGTAAAAAGACTTTCATTCTTTTTAGATATCCATTGTTTAGATTTCTCAGTCCATACTCCAGCACGAGTAATAAACTTGCCATACTTTTTTGCAAAGTAAGTTATATTAAATTTAGTTCCCTCTTTTAAGTTAAACATATTATACCTTTCTGATTTGTTTATATAGGGGATATTATATTAATATCCCCTATGTGTCAATGTTAGTGTGTTGCAACTGCAGATTGTCTTGCCTTTTTAAACTGTGCAATAACAGATTTATTATCCTGTTTTGCTCTTCTTGATTTAATAAGACTAGCCAAGTTTTCTGGTTGATAAATAGTTAATGAAACACCAGCAGTTCTTTGCAGTTCATTCTCACTAATATCTAAACCTAAAGCACCACACAAATCGATTGCGTCTTTAACATATTTATAATCTTTTAATGCTAAAGTTATATCTCGCATATCTTTTTGTATTGCTTCAGCCCAAGTCCAATGAGATTGAACAAATACTTGTCTAGCATTTTTAAATGCTCTCATCTGGTCAAACTCTTTTGCAGTACAAGGAATAGTTCTTGAACGACAATAGCTAGTTCCGATTACATCTAAACTATATTTGTTTTT